ATAGAACTCAACCCAGCCTTCAGGCACAGGGCGGTGTTTCATGTCTGGGTCATGCTCTCGCCAGTAAAGGTAGAAACCTTCGTGCTCATAGCCGAGAAACTTGTTACAAAAATGTTCAATGATGTTTCTTGCTACTCTAGGCCCGTGTTTGGGCTTGAAGCAATAGCTAGATAAATTTGGCATGTCGTCGTCCTCCGTGTACAAACTGTAGTTACACGTGGGTGGGAGTAAAATATTATTATACCACCACGAACTCGTAGTCGCACAATATCATCATGCGGCTTCCGCAAAGAATTCTGTAGGCGACACAGTCGCGTCGCGTTGAATCTTCAGGGAAAAAATCGATATGCTCCGCAATCACAACGCCATGGCTACAGTTTCCCAAAGCCAGTTCTTGGGGATCTAGTATCTTGACTAGCGCTCCTAGCTTGAGCTTTCCAGCCATATGTACTCATTCGCTATTTCTTCACTGAGGATCGTCTCGATTCGTTCCTTTGTCCGTCCGTCACAGTTATAGATGTCTTCAGGCCAAGCAACATCGACTACTGTGCATATGTCTTCTGAATATTCATCTTTAGTGTTATATGGTTCGCCAGAGAGTACGATACCATATTCTATCTTTTGATCCATGTTAAAATAGCCAATCAAATCGCCAGCTTTCACTTGCCGATCTCTTTTGCCTTTCACTTGCCGATCTCTTTTGCCATGTTGCTACTTGTCACGTACATGTATGCGCCTTTGTTATACGCCGGAGCGGTACAACGCGCCTTGCGTAAAATTTGCCGAGTGGCTTCTTGGTCGCCACACTCAAGGCACGTCTGGTACCCAAGCGAACGCCGCTTAGGATTATAGTCTTCGCCACATTCAACGCACTCAGGATTCACTTGTAACCTCAATATATTTCTCGTCCATTGCACCTCCGTAGTGGAAGCTAGCGCTCGGAAGCGGCCAAAGATCCCAGTAAACTGTTCGACCAATGTAATCCTTTGACATCTCTGTCCTTCCAAGAATAATATAGTAACCAACCTTTGCTGGTAAAACTTGCACTAAATCACCTCGTTTCACTGATAAGCTCCAAGTGTTCCTCTTCGTGAAAAGAAAAATCATCGTTCCATTGAACTCGAAAAGACTTCCAGGCTTCGGATCGCGGCATATCCTCGCCACCTTCACCCTGGTCTACCATAGTAATAACGCCGGGACCATAGTAAACACCTATTATCTGCCAGATTTCCTTTAGCAGAACAATGTCACCTACTTTCACTTACAACCTCCACATCGTTGGTGTCGAGGTAAACGGTAGTACCCGCAAAGTTCACGGCGACGGTCGTCGACGCGATCTTTATTACTAAACCGACTTTGTCTTCATATCCCATACCGCGTCGGGTTTTACGGGAAGACAACACGACTAAATCACCGGGCTTCACTGATAACCTCTACCCATCCAGTTTCTATGGCACTCAAATCCATCGGCGCGGGTCGCCTCTGATGTGCAGGCCATAGAACAAGTTGTGTGCGCGCCCCGGTGTAGGGCACTTCAACCAGAGGACCAACGATAATGCCTATGTCTCTTTGGTCCACGTCTCTTAATAGACTACCAATCGGTATAGAGTGTGTCTTGCCATTGTTCATCGTTCATCGCTTGCAGGTTTAAGCCTGCGTATGTTCCCTGTGCTCCAGAGCTAGCCTCGTCGAGCCACAGTACCGTGTATTGATTATCACCCAGCGAACTTGTGACCACACCTAATGTAGACTTCAGTACACCACCGTCAAGTTTCAAATGAACTAGATCACCACTAATTATATTATTGCTTTGTTCCAACACAGCAGTCCTCCATAAACTTTTGAGTGTCGAACTTCGGATCAGCTTAAGCCTTTGCGCATCATAACGCCTCCTTCGTCCACATACATTATAATAACACGGGCGCGGGAGTAAAAAGCTATTTGCGAGAACGAATCTCGTCTACTGCATCAAACGTTTCTTGCAGCAATTGCAGGGCTATCTTGGACTCGTCTGTCTGCTCGGACATTTTAGAGAAAGCCTCCAGGGCGTCGCCAAGCTGCTCCATGTTGTCTTTCATGCGGGCTATCACCTCGTCCAACACGGCGTAGGGGTCTTCGTTAGCTTGGGTGCGTAGGAGCAGAAAGTCCTGCGTACTCATAGTGTTCGAACAGGACAGATTGCCATGATGGCTTGACTTTTTGTCTTCACCTGAATCAACTGACGCAGGCTTCTGTTCTGGAGGCTGCGTGTTGACTTTCTGTGTTTCTTGCTGGGCCATGGGGGCTGGGTTGGACGGTTGTACCATCCTAGTAGCCAAGCTAGCACCTATAGAATTTATACTCATGTCATTTACACCGTCTTCTTTATCTTTATATCCTGTGAGCGGAAGATACATGGTATAAATAACTAGTGTAAATTACTTAAAAAATTATAATTTTGTACGTTTAAGACAACGACGGAGAGTAGTAAGCTCTTTATCCACATCGATGCATTTTAACTCATCGATACGATAAACGTATCGATGAAAGTCTTGCTGCCCTCCACGGAGCGACGAGAGCGCCTGCATTGCTCGTTCATACTGTGTGTCATCGATCCAATCAACTTCGGCATAAGCCCAACGCTCTATAATATACTTATCGTGTACAACGCCGTATCGTCGGATTCCTTGGTAGTCTTGAAAAACTACGTCATTAATGTTCATGGCTTACCTACTCTAGTGTAAAACTTCTGACTTCAATCTTCTCGAACCAGATCACAACCCCCATGCCACCCGTCTTGTAATACGCGCCCTTGTACGGCGGTGCGTCTGCGGGCAAAATACTTTCCGGGGGCGCGCCATACAAAGATTTGCGCGGGCGGTTTGCTAGGCTACGTAAAATACGATCAACGTCAGGTGCCATCCCTTGCTGCGGGATCGACTTTTGAATCAAGCCCAGAGGGTCAGTGGCGAGGTCATATATTTGTTCCGCTGGAACTTGCGTGGAAAACAAGCTAGCACCTTGTTTCACAATATTTTCTGCGTGATCCAGGTCTGTATAAAAAAACACTCTAGGCATATCCGAGACGTTGTAGTCGTTGCGACTATATTGTCCTCGCTTAGACAAGAAGTATTCTGGATCTAAATGTAGGGAATCGTCGCCGGTTTTTGAATAGTGGTACAAACGTACTCGGCCACCGATGCTATACTCGCTTATGGACTCTTTGAGGAGAAAATCTCTCCATTTTTCGTAAAAGTGTTTCATGTACTTAAATAGTTTCGCTATTTCTTCATGCACTGTAAATAATACTTTCTATCGTGCACCGCATATGAAGATTTTAAGTAGGCCATGGCTTCTGCAACTGTTACTTCGTAGTCCTGAGCCTTCATGGCCTCGACGATGTCCTTGGCAATTGTCTTGTCGGGCTGGTAATTGTCTTTCTGGGATTGAAGGAGCTTCTTGTACCCCTTGACCCGGTCTTCTTTGTGCGAAGAAAAAATAAGTTTGTTACCTTTCATGCTCTGTTCTCTCCTTTTATTAGACTACCAACTTTCATATACACATGATAATCACCAGTATATAAAAGTAAATGGTACGCCCGACTGGGTTCGAACCAGTGACCTACGGCTTAGAAGGCCGTTGCTCTATCCAACTGAGCTACGGGCGCAGATCCTTAATACATCATCATGTACAGTGCAAAAAATACACCGCCAGTTAGTGAGGCGATCATAACCCTCTTAAAGATCTCATCGCCGCTATGCAGCCTTGCAAACTCGTTCATGCTGTTCCTCCATTAGTTGTCGCATCTTAAAAAGCCCAAGTTCCTTGTGCTTGCACTCCAACATAACATCGAGGTCTAGGTTGTAAAGATCAATCGGTGTCCAGTACGAATCAGAGTGCGCGTTGTCTCGAATCTTGGGATCGTTGTGCTCAATCGATCTGGACTGGGAGTAGTGTACAACCGGACGTACATTATCCCACGTCATGCAGGCAGTCAACAGAGCTTCCTCTTCATCTTGCCCACCAGTACAAAACTTGTGGTGGTGGTAGTCAAAAACAATTGGGATGCCGATGCGGCTGTAGACCTCATCGTACAACTCCTTGGTTGAATACAGGCTAGCCTTGTCATCGTTCTCGACCGTCAGCCTAGAGCGCACAGACTCAGAGAGTCGCTCAAAGTTACGACAAAAATTACCGATGGCCATCTGCTTGTCGTTGTAGTGCGCGCCGACATGAATATTAATCTTAGCATACGGCGATCGTGGAAGGCCCATGAGGTCAAAAATCCTACCATGATTTTCCAAGTCAGTGATCGTGTTGGTCACTACATGTGGCCTGGGACTAGTCAACTTGTTGTACGGGCCAGGATGAGTAGTAATGCGCTGGCCATAGACTTGTGCAAGTGCGCCGGCGCGCTTGAGAGACGCATCGATAGCTTTGAAATCGGGCAACTCTTCTATCTCGTACTCGCTGTGCCATGGGAGAATGTCAGAAGACATACGATAAAACTTAATGTCGTTATCGTGGTTCCACTGAATGATCCTCTCAAGGTCTAAACAGTTTTGAATTGCTAGCTCAGAAGCGTAGGGAAGACCCTTCGCTTTGAAAGTCCTGCGAATCATCGATCGATTCGTGGTGACCCTCTTGGCTTTGGGCTGATCGCTCAGCCCCATGTTAATACACGCATACCCTAAATTATACATAAATACCTCGTTTGGTAGCCCCGGCGGGACTCGAACCCGCAAGCCCGTGCTGGGCGACAGATTTTAAGTCTGTTGTGTATGCCAATTCCACCACAGGGCCATGGTTGTTTGTTACTCTACAAACATAGCAACTAAAGAAAGCCAGTAAACGCCAACTGGCACCATGGCCTACTCTTCCAGCGCCAGCAGTTTTTGCAGCTTGCCCCTCACATTGTCAATAATTTTAAGTTTTGAGTCAGCCGTTCCTGCGCCATAATCAATAGCTTGGCGAAGCAAGTACAGCTCTTTTAAAACGTCATTAATGACCGCGTCCTTTTTGTCGGGCACGTAAACACGCATATTCTAATCCTCGATATAGTGTTAGATGTCTATTACGATGACACCACGATCGTTGTTGTCTTCTTCTTCCGCTTCTTCTTCTTTTATACGTAACCATTCTTCATAGAGACGACGATCATATTCTGATCCAGGCGCTGGAATTTGCAAATATGGCCTGTCTTCGGTCAACGGCCTTGGCCTCGGTACTGTTTCTTGCGGTGTCTAAACTTGCTCGGAGTGGACCCGCTGGGTCCGCCTCCTGCGTTGTATTGCTTAGAAAACTTTCCGTTTCCAATACTGGTCTTCTTTTTGCTGATCGGTATTCTAGATTTACCTTTTGCCATCTTTCACCTCCAAGTCATTAATAGCTCTGTCAAACATAGTTACGCCGTTGAGATGGTCAATCTCATGCTGCACGCAGACACACTCCAGGGGGTTTTTTTCAAACGAAAACATGTACTGCTTGTTGCTTGAGCAACTTACAATAATCTCTGTCCACCTTTCTGTCAGTACGACTTTGCCAGGGAAAGAAAGACAACCTTCTTGAAAATAGCTTTTACCAAATTTACCAACGATCTTAGGATTAACTAACACTATAGGTTTGGTTACATTAATTACGCAAACTCTTCTGTCGATGCCAACTTGATTCGCTGCCAAGCCTACTCCATCATAAGTACCAGCTAAAATAGCTAGCAGCCTTTCTCCGATGATTGTGCCTTCGCGTGCACTGCAAGGCTTGCAAGCCTTGCGAAGCTCTTTCTCACACGTTACAAACAATGGACGTCCCCTCTATACTAACTAGCCACGGGGTGCCTCTTAACGACGAATTTCGCCACATAAAAGCTAAAACTTGCTAGAAATACTCCTGCAACCACATCTGCGATGAAGTGTTGTTTAAGAACAAGCGTCGACAGAATGATTCCTATGGCCCACAGTAAGAATACTCGGCCCATCCAGGGTTCATGTTTGACCCACTGAGTATTTATTGCCGCCAAGAACATTAACCAAGCGAAAGCCACGTGGCCCGACGGGCACGTGTTGTGCGCGTAATCTAGTTCTTGGGTGGCCATCAACAGGGCGCTGGACAGTCCAGAGGCTACTACATCTGGACGTGGATATTCTATTGGCAGAGCAACGAAGCATAAAAACATAACGACGGAAGCCATCATACAACTATAAAACGTGCGCCAGAAAACCTTCGCCTTCTTGATCAGCACAACCATCACGATCATAACAAGAAGAGGTAGTGAGTGGTAAATCCAAACAAATTCCGGCATCAATGGTATGTACTCGTCAATCTCGACAAGGAGAGATATATCGCCACTTGTTACCAACCTCTGTATCAAAAAGTAGCCGCTTAAAAAGAAAAAAAATATCAAAGAAGTATACAATGATTTCTTTTTCAAGCTCATTCAGTGGTATCCGAGAAGGTGATTAGAGGCGGCGCGAGTGTGCAAAACGTTACGCACCTACACCTCTAACTATCTTCTCAAAATACTAAAACCACAATACAATTAATTTTTTTGCAAAGAAACCGACAACATGCATAGCTCACGGAGTGCAGCATGTTTTGACAACACTAATGATTGTAGTATGTTCAAACTATCTTCCGCTATTAAAAACTGCTTGTCTTCAGTCAATACTGCAGTGTCGATTTCTCTTTCCAGTATGCTGATCGTGCTATAGCTAGTCCAATAAACTTCGCTAAGGAGAAAACAGATATACTCGTTGGCCATGGCCATGTCTAAGTATGTGGACAAGAAGTCCCTTGAGATATCACAATCATCCTGAGCATCGTTTAGGATTTCATATACGCCGTCAACGCTCAAGGTATATAACCTACTCTTTTCCATGGTCTAGGTTCTCTAAATAAGTAACCAAGTCTGTATAACCGCCAACAAATTGAATATGTGGACCGTGCATGTGAAATACCATTGGTACAGTCTGGTGCGTATACGCCCACTTCATGTGGTCTAACATTTTGTCCTGCTCGTCAAATGGGATTATTGCAACGTCTTCGCCATGTTCGCGTAATAGGTCTTCCGCCTTTACGCAGTAAGGACAAGATGTTTTAACATATAAAATAAACTTATTCATTGTTCTCTCTAATCTTGTTTATGATTAGATTCGGGTGGCCGACAACAGAGACCTGTCTGGCATAACCTTTATCCGCAATGTGAACTTTCGTAAAGCCAATGCGGCCGTCGAGGTCTTGTTTCAAAGGCTTCGTCTTGTGTTCTGCAACAAGCGTCGGGTCCTCTTCAAGCAGAAAAATATATTTGGGGTTAACCCAAATGTCTTTAAGAAGATAATCCTTTTGGATTATAGGCCCTTCTTGATCCGTTCTACTAATAGAAATGTTTGTGCTGGTGACTCTAGTTAAGTTGATCATAAATTCCTCTCATTTGTTTTTTTTCGATTAACCATTTTTTATTTTCGTGCAACACACTAAGTTTGTCTCCCACTTCCCCGAGCAGAAGTACGTTAACCGGCTTGCTGAGCTTTATAAAGCTTCGGACGGTGTTGTCTTCTGCCGGGGAGAGCATATAGGTCTCAGCCGGCACGTATATTAACTCATATTTCTTTTTCTTCATCTACTGCCTCCTCATTGTCCTCTTGAATTGCCTCTAGCGCAGACGGATCTAAAGCAGAGGAGTATCCTGCCACGATGTTGTACGTTTCATCTAGCATTTGATCTAGGTCTGACAGTTCGTATCTGACGTCGGAGATTTGTGTTAAGAGATCTTCTGTCGAAAAGTAGTTGAATTTCTCCTTTGACATCTGCGACAATTTAGATTTGGCGTCCAGCAACCGCTGCACAATTATACCGGGGATTTCCTCGACGTCGTGGGAGGCAGAAAGTTTAACTCTCATCTTTGATCTCCTTAATGATACAGGTCGCTGTGGTCAGCAGGGTAGTAACCACAGAAACAGCGTTTCTGAGCGCCGTTGCCGTAACTTTGGCCGGGTCAATGATGCCGGCCTCGAACATGTCGACGACCTTTTCCCGCAGGAAGTCGTAACCCTGATTACTTGTTTTTTTTCTTTTAGCCGCCTTGCGTATCGCATCGACAATTAGATCTCCGCTGACTGCGCAGTTCTTCGCTATCTGACGTGTGGGTGACTCAAGAGCGGTCAACAGAATCTGCTTGCCGAACTCTTCCGTGGGCGTGTCAACGTTGACCTTGACATTGCCGCAATGCAACAGTGCCGCGCCTCCGCCGGGAACAATTCCGCTTTGCTGTGCAGAGCGTACGGCTTCTAACGCGTCCTCGATGCGATGCTTCTTCTCCACCATTTCAATCTCGCTAGCTGCGCCGACCTCGATGATGGCAACGCCGCTCTGAAGGCGTGTGACTCGGTGTTGCAACCGCTTGCACTCGTTAAAATCTTCTGTTTGCTTTATCTCGGATTTAAGAGCCTCTATCCTGTTTTCAATCTGTTCCCAATCTCCGGCGCCATCAACGACTGTTGTAAAACTTTTTTCAATCTCAATCATTTTTGCTTGGCCAAGGTCGGAGAGCTTTACGTCTTCTAACGCGACGTCGCCGCTTTTTGTGATGTAAGTGGCTCCGGTGGCCAGAGCAAGGTCTGATAATATTTCTCTTCTTTCTTTCCCGAAACGCGGTGCTATACATGCAGCTACCTTCATGGTGCCACGAACAGTATTCATTATCAAAGCAGCGAGCGCTTGTCCCTCGACCGCGTCGGCGACGATAATAAATGGTCTGTCCTCTCTTGCTACCTGCTCTAGTATCGGCAGGATCTGCGGAACTTGATCGAGCCTTTCGTCGGTTACCAAGAGTAAAGGGTCCTTGTATTCCACTGTGTTCTTCCTTTCGCTAGTGACAAAAGCTTGCGCAGCGTAGCCGGCATCGAACCTGAAGCCTTCGACTAGGTTCAGCTTTGTGTCTTCTGTCTTCCCCGCGCGGACCGTCACCGCGCCTTCGTCTCCTGCCTGGTCGGTAGCTGTTGCAATTAGCTCACCAATTCCGATGTCGTTATTCGCAGAAATGGCTGCGATATTCTTAATTTCATCAAACGTTTTTACAGGGCGCGCCATCTCCTCTAGATTGCCTAGCACAGCAGCTAGCGTCTTATCCATCCCTCTTTTGAGTTCTAAGGGGTCGTGCCCTGCGCGCACATATTTTTGAGCTTCGTTGAAGATTGCCCGGGCTAGCACTGTAGACGTGGTCGTACCGTCGCCGACGGTGTTGTTGGTGTTCTCGGCAACCTCCTTCAGCACAGAAGCTGCAGCATCCTCAAACGGATCTGCTGTTTCGAAAAACTTTGCGACTGTAACACCGTCCTTGGTGATCACCGGCCTGCCTCCTGCACGGAGCATGACGTTTCGGCCACGTGGTCCAAGCGTCACAGCAACGCAATCTGCTAATTTGTTTACTCCAGACGACAGCTTCTCTTGTAGCTGCTCGTCAGAAAGACATAACTTACTCATGTTTCACCTCTATAGAGAATATAAGACATTATACAACAAAGTCAAGAGTTATGTTAACTAGTTTTTGTCGTTGGCGGTGGGATTTTCAGAAAGAAGGCCTGCGGATGCTCCGGCTGTACCACGCCCAGTGACGCCGCTAACTTCTTTTGTCTTGAGGCCAATGTTCTCAGCAGCGCCAATGGCTGTAACTGCGCGGCTGTCCTCACGAAGACCGCCGGCAAAATAAGTCTTGATGTTCAATGTTAAAAGTTTAAGGTTATCAAAGATATCAAAAATATTAGCGTTGACAACAGCAACAACCTGATTGAGCATTTTTTGTAAGGCATCAGATCCGATTGACAGTTCACCAATCTCTACTCCCTTTTTGTTGCCTTCTGGAATTGTGTTTTCTCCAGACGCATCAGATAGACCGAGCACCATCCTGCCAGTCATATTAAAGTGACCGACATCCTGTATCTTGCTACCGTTGTAGCCTAGTGTCTGAGTTAGCGCTACTTTCTTCTCTTCTTCAGATAGCTTGTTGTAGGCAGTTACGGATCTCTCAATCAACTCCGTATCAGTTCCTTGTAGGTACTCAGAAGTAATTTCCTTCTTTCTTAGCAGTTGTGCTGTCGTCAAAGAATATTTTGCAACCAGTTCTTGATTCGCTAAGTTAAGCCGATCAAAAACGGCGCGCCGAGCTTTTTTGTCTGTATCTGGGAACACTCTTTCAAGACGCCGGAGAACAGCAGTAAGTTGAAGCTGCGCAGCCCCGCGTTGTATCGGCGCCGAATCAATAGTTTCTCCTTCTGGTGTCGTCTTTGGCTTACCGCCGGAAAATATTGTGTCGTCTTTGGAATAATCAAGTTTTGTAAACAAGTCATTGTAATCTATCGCACCAATGGCTTTTTCTATCTTGTCGTCCTGCAGTCTTTTCTTTGCGTTAGCTTGAAACTCTATTTCTGCATCTTTGGAAGATGGATACTCGCCCCCTTGCGAAAGCTGGGTTCGAACATCCGTACGATCTTTTATATACCTTGCAGGCAAAATGATATTGCGTCTTGATCTCTTACTTGATGTCGACAGGATATTAAAAAGGTTGTCTAACGTAAAATTGAATCTGTAGAATTTAATTGTTCCTTGCTGCTCCATGGGCCGGTTTTCAGGCGCAGTTAGACTCTTCGCGCATACAACATATTGCATGTAGCCCGGGCCGCTGATGAGATCTTTAACTAAATCTTTGTAGCTACCACCGACCTCCACTGTGTCCTCTTTATAAAGCTTGAGAGAAATTGGTATACCGGAAGCGGTTGTCAAGTCAGCAATTGTGCCACTGTTAGCGGGCTCCTGCTTACCGCCCAGAAGAACAGCCAAGAAAGACTCAAAAGAAAAGCCTGCGCTTGAAGCATTAAAGTTACTAACAATCTGAGTTAGCGTTTTGTAGAATACCAGATACGACAAGACAGCCGAAACCTTGTTGTTGGGGGATTTTTCGCTCAGATTGAGCTTCTCAATAAGCCCCTGGTCCATGTCATAAAACTGCTGCAAGGAGTCAAGCTTGTCAGCAAGATCTCCGCCTTGAATGTTCTTTAGAAAATTCATAAGCTGGCCACGGGCTGTCGAGGAAAATTCCTTTGCGTCTTCGGGTGTCGACATATCTGACCATCCAAGCTCCGTAATAGAAATTTCTGGAATAGCCGAAATAGACAAGGTGTCGCTCTTTGCAGATTCCATCAAGAGTTTATAATTCTCAACTCCCGACTGCTGCTCGTCAATTAATTCAAATATAGTTTGCAGCGTCATCTCTTCTACATAGAAGCTTTCTTGAAGTAACCGCATCTCTTGTTCATTCATAAACTGGACCTCTAACTTAAATAGTATCTAAACGATGATATCGGCGATACCTAGTTCGACTGCCTTCTCCGCATCAATATACACATTAGTTTTTCTATCCATAAGCTTTTTGATGTGTCTCTCGGTCATGTCTGTTTCGACAGCTAAAGCTTTAATATAAAGCTTTTGTGTCAGTTTCGCCTCTTCGAACTCATTCTCGACGTCATGTAAATGGCCGTGCTGGCCAGAGATAACTCCGTGTATCATGACGCGGCAATGTTTGCCAATCCTTCGTTCACCTTTGGTACCCGAAGCCAAGAGGAGCACGGCTGCGGACATGACTTTACCAATCCCGTGCGTGCGCACATGTGTCCTGTCTCTTATCGATCTTATAACATCGTAAACAGAGAACATCTCGGAGGCGGATCCGCCATAAGATGAAATATAAAAGTCCAACGGCTCGTAAACTTCTTCGTACACATGTTCGTCTTCGTCTTCTGTGGGCACCTCGATCAAGGCTCTTCCCGCTTCATGTAAGGCTAGCAGGCCCCAGATTGTCTCTGATGACTTCTCTTCCGTGATATCGCCATATATGCCGGTAACCCGAAGCTCCGTTTTTTCAAACGCCGTGTTAAGCATTGTGATTAGCTTTTCGTCTGATTCTTTTTTCTCTTCATCTTTTGTGAACTTCACACATTCCTCCGTTTATAAAAAAAAAGGCAGGGCGGTGCCCTGCCTTAAGACATACGTCTTTAGTTTCTTCTTTAGCTTTTGCTTCTTTTTCTAAGTCTCTTGGCTAGACGCCGGCCGACGCGACGAGTAACTTCGTTGACAAGCTCGTCTTCTTCAAGCTCCATACCAACTTCGTCATCCATGTCCATGCCAAGTTCTTCCTCTAGGTAGTCCTCGTCCATGAAATCGTCTTCCATCATGTCCTCGTCATCCATATGACCCATTTCCATCATCTCATCATCTTCCATGTAGCCACCCTCGTCCAAAAAGACGCCGGCGGCTTCAAGAGATTCCATAAGTGCGTCAACCTCTTCGTCTTCGCCACCTTCAGGGGGAGCTTCAGGGCCGGGTGGCATTCCTTCTTCGCCGCCCTCGGGAGGCATGTCCATATCCATTTCGGGCTCACCCCCCATCTCTTCGCCACCTTCTTCAGTTTCCATAGAAACGTTGGGGGCGCCAGGAAGTTCGTTAAGCGCGGAGACAACAGCACCCATGACCTGCTCAATAGCAGATTCCATGCCTTCGTCTTCACCTTCACCTTCCATCTCGTCCTCGTCGGGCATCTCTTCGTCACCCTCCATGTCCGCCATGGCAGGATCCTCTTCTCCGGCTTCAGGAGCCTCCTCGGCGTCGGGCTCTTCTAAGTCTTGCTCGTTGAGGCGGCCGATAAAAGCGTCGCCTAGGGGTCTGAGGTTTGCTAGCCCCATCATCTTTCTAATCTGTGACTCTGTCAGAAGGGTCTTGCTCATTTTGTTGCTCCTTAAGTATACCTTTGTTGGTACTCTATTTAAATAGACTCTTTTTCGAAGAAATGACTTATTTTTTTTAAAGCCTGGTCTTCTAATTGTTTCACTCTAACAAAACTTATTCCAAGTCTTGCCGCACACTCACGTAATGTCATTGCACCGTTCTTATCGACAGTCTCCAAAACACAGTTATAATCCTCTGGATATTGTACATGATTGCGACATTCTACAATCGGGCACGGGGTGTTCATTTTCTTACAAGTTTGCAAACATTTCTTCATACGTCATTTTCCAATATATCAAATATGTTTTCGATATCACTTTCTACCAAGCCGAAGTCTTTCAACTTATCCTGCCCGGCTATTTTCATCTTCATGATCTTGTTGCGTTTTCGCTTGCCTTGGATATTATATTTTTCTTTACAGCCGTGGAGATAATCAGTAACTTGCGGATTGTCGTCCAAGTAGCCCTCGACCATCAAGCGGAAGAACTCAGATTGCTTTAATCCGTCATGCTGGCATTTAATGCGCAGTTGGGCTTGGCGCGTTGGCGTGTCGTAAAACATTATCTTCTTTCTAGTTTCAGGGTCTGGGGTTGGAATAGAGTTCATTTGTTCCTCCATAATATGTGCGTATTGCTTTCACTTTGTCCTGCTTGGGACTGTACAACGAAATTACATGAACTTCGAAGTTGTTCCAAATTTCGAGCCCCCGTATAAGACAGGCCACTACGGATACCACCATCAATATCTTGAATAACACGGGTAACACAGCCCCTGTAAGGTACGGTGGTTGCGACACCTTCCGCCGTAGAACTTTTGCCACGCCAGTCGCGTTGTGCTTGGGAGCTAGCCATCCCTCGATATGCTTTGTATTTTTCGCCTTTGACATTTGTGAATGTTTGACCCGGTGTCTGATCGGTCCCAGCTAACACTGACCCTACCATCACGAAGTCCGCCCCTGCAGCTAGTGCTTTGACCATGTCCCCAGAAGTTTTAATTCCGCCATCTGCAATTATTTTTGTTTTATAAGTAGTCTGCGAAACATCAAAAATACTTTGTAATGTAGGTACACCATGGCCGGTGACTAATCTGGTTGAGCAGATTGAACCTCCGCCAATGCCAACCCGTACGGAGTCAGCGCCCCAGTCGGCTAGTTGTTCAAACGCGTCTAGAGTCGCAACATTGCCGGCCATAAGATGAGCTGTTCCGGTAAAAGCTCCTCTCAAAGAACTTAAGCAAGTTTGCATCATCGCATGATGTCCATGGGCCACATCGATACACAACACGTTCGCACCGGCCTCGACCAGTTCTTCAGCGCGGTTCATGTAGTCACCCGTCATGCCAATCGCTGCAGCGATATTAACGGTACCGGCCGAGCGAGCGTGCCTAACCAAGGAAGCCTGCTCGGAGGCTGTGTTATACCGATGTACGACACCCATTCCCCCTGCAGAGTCCAGGGCCCGGGCCATAGCGCTCTCGGTAACCGTGTCCATCGGGCTGGAGATCAAGGGCAGCTTCAGCGTGGTCCTGTCATCTAATATTGAGGACAGATCAATCTGCGACCTAGACTCAATGTCGCTATACTTCGGTACTAAGAGGACGTCATCAAAAGCGTAAGTTTGTTTCATGCTATTCCTCTAAAGTTTCCAAGTACCTTTCCAGGTACCAGATTGCTTTTTCAATGTCTCTGACTTTCGTTCCCTTATGCTTATGCCTTGAGATATATTTAATTGCGTTGCCGCAGTGGAAGCCGAGGCTCCAGTCTTCAATTACATCAATGGTTTCGTAGGAACCATGGTTATAGTGCCCAGGGTGAGAAACCAATTCGGGCGCCTGGACTATTTCAATAGCGCATGGGTCTACGTCATCGAGTTCTAAAGGTTCAGCTTCGAAGTAGGCTTCGTCATCGTCATCGAACTTGCTAATAAGCAGTTCTTTTATCTCTTGATACTTGTTACTCATATTTAAAATCCTGATGGCATGCCATCTAGTGGGTGTGGGAGATCGTCTTTCTTGGTGGGGCGCGCATCCGTAGGGCTGTTGGTGCTGCCTAATGCTCCAGCGCCACGGTTGGAGATTGTTATGTCATCGCGGTAAAGGCCTGTGCCTTGCAACTGCACGGGGCGGAAATGCACCACAGGGACCAGAACCAGTTGTGCGATTTTGTCCCCAGAAGCGACGTACTGGACTTCCGTGCCAATGTTGTGTAAATCGATGAAGACTTCTCCTTCGTACCCACTGTCGACAATGTGCGCACCGACGACCAAGGATCTTTTTGCGCCCATGCTTGATCTGTTACAGACTTGTAGCATGTAACCATGAGGTACACCGAAACTTAGTCCCGTGGGAAGAAGCATGCTTCCCCCCGGTTTAATCGATGCCGACGAGACACTTGGGTCATTAGGACAGTAATAAACATCCAGGCCGGCGTCGCTAGGATTGGCTCTAGAGGGCTCTTTGCTCCCCGTTCTCATTTTGTATTCTAAGATCACCTTTCCTCCAATTGTTCTACTAGCTCTTTTGCTTTGCCCCAACACTCAGGGCAATACAGGCTAACTCTGTTCTTGTCCTGACGTACTACAACTTTCCATGTTTTGACATGTTCCATAGACTTCTTGTCAAAGCTCTCCTTGCAGGACATACATTCTTCTCCAAGCCCGCCAAACATAGTAAGCTGTTTCTTCATCTCTTTTTCCGCCTTTTGCTGTTGGCGGCGCTGTATTGATCTTTTTAAGCTGCCCATTGTTTTACCCTAGTAGTTTGAACGTGTGTCGAATTGACCTAGTACTGAAGCCCCACTCTTCGCTGAAATCTAGCTTGGCGGCATAAGGACGGTTCAAGTGGATCTTGTCGTGTTCTTTGACGCCCCAGCACTTAATAGTCGTGTTTGACGAGGTCTCATCGATAACCTTGACAAGCCAGTACAACTTGCCGTTCTTCGTCTGCTTGGGAATAATCTCGCGCGGGATGAACCAAGCTACCCCCAAGTCATTGTCCCAAGAGCCAACGGGGGGAACACAATGCCTTTCGATGGACTCTCGAATTTGTCGAGTCATCACCAAATCGAATGGAAAGATGCCTGTCAAAGATGACACGAAGTCAATCTTCTCCTCGATAGAAAAGTCTGTCTCTGGCGAATATAGTTCAATGTTCTCACCTAGCTTCTTCAGGTTCTTCGGGCGATCTTGGATACATGCCATCCAAAAATGCTTACAGCCATTAAATCGGTCGTCGACCAAACCATCAAGGGCTCCTGACCTGCAGAGCACATCGAGCGCCTTCTTGTTCAGTTTGGAGTAAACGATGCCTTCGTTAAACAACAGGTCCTCGATTGAGTTAAAAGGGCGGTTGTTGATGATTTGCTCAATGGCTTTATCGCCTAGGCCCTTGACAGAGCTAAGAGGCTGCACCAATGTGGTGCCGTCATGATCGATTTCCCACTGAGATGTTGATGTGTTAATGTTCACATTTTCAATATAGAAACCATTCTTCTGAGCTAAATTAATTGCTGCTTCTTTTCTTGATTCCGGCTCCTTATCAAGGAAGGCCGCTGTCCAACACTCAGGATAATAGTTCAGGAGCCATGCGCACTGGTAAGAAAGTGCGCTATAAGCAACAGCGTGAGACTTATTGAAACCATAACCAGAGAAATATTCAAAATTTCTCCAGAGCGAGTCTGCGGTGGTTCTATCAATTGACTTAGCAATGCATCCTCTAATGAATTTCTCTCTGATCTTTTCTTTCTCTTCATGTCCTTTACCTGTACCTTTCTTCGTAAGGAGTTTACGGAGCTTGTTGCCTTCGTCTAGAGTGATGTTGTCGCCTAGCTTATGTGCCAGCAATGCAAGTTGCTCTTGAAAAATCAAGAAGCCTGCTGTCTCTTCTGTTACCTCTTTGACAAGGTCATTGACATACTGAATGTCAGTTGGGTTGTTCTTCGCCTTAACATAGCCCTTATCAACGCCTGCGCTCAGGGGTCCGGGTCTGTAAATAGACGTGATGGCGGAGATGTCAATAATGTTCTGTGGCTTCGCGCGACGAGCTAACCTTTGTGCGCCGGCGTTTGTAAACTGGAATACGCCAACAAATTTGCCTTTGTGAAAGATGTTCTTGTAGACCTCTTGATCGTTAAGATCAATCTTGTCTGGATGTAAGTTGTCATCATAGTACTTTTTAACGTCTTCGAACGTGGGATTGGCCACACCATGGTGCCTCTTAAGTACGTGACCAACGGCAGATTGGATCATCTCCAGGGTCGACAAGCCAAGCAAATCAAACTTGATGAAGCCCATGGGCTCTAAATGTCTAACATGTATGCCCTCGGACCATGGCGTCTGAATTACTCCTCCCGAACAAACCAAGGGCATATGCTTGTCTAGATCCTCACCGATTACGACGCCGCCGGCATGGCGACTAACAGAGCGTACCTGCCCTACCAGTCCTTCAACGTGAGTCTTAATATGCGGATACTTGTTTAGAAAATGTCGCAAGGAGTCGGAGAATTCCATAACCTCCTCGAATGTTGGCGCGTATACGCCGGCGCGGATGCCATGCTTCTTCTTTGCTTTTGGCGTCGCTTCCTTAACCATTTTGCCAGTAACGGCGTTGACCTCGGGAAAAGGCACTCCGTAGAACTTGCTAATGTCTTTGATAAGAGACCTTAGTTGCATTGTGTTGAAGTTAGAGATGGGCACAACTGTGGTCTCCCCCCACTCTTCAGCTAGGATCTCTTTGAGGCCAAAAGCATCGCTGACATCATAATCAATGTCTGGGTAATCTGTGGCGTCAGACCTCAAGAACCTGCTAAAAAGCAAACCATATTTGATAGGGTCGATCTGTGTAATTCCAAGTACATACGCGACAAGAGAACCAGCCGCTGATCCACGGCCTGGACCCGAAAGCATGTGCTCCTGGGTCTTGTTTGCCACCGCTTTCATCGTCAAGAAATACTCGCAGAAGCCTCTGTCGTCGATTACATGGATCTCGTGTTTAAGTCTGTCGACATATTCTTTGTTTTCCGACAAGCCTAGTTTTCGTAAGCCAGTGACACAATCCTTCGTGAGCGTTTCCGTAGCGAACTCGCCCTCTGGGATGATGAACTCTGGCAAGCGCACTTTATCGTCTGGCAGGAAGTCATCGATAGCCTCGTGGGCGATCCAGTGCGTACGAACGAAAGAATCATAAATGACATCATCGTCATACGTGACGTTACATTCCTCGGAGTACTTTTTATAAGCAGCCCACATCTGATCTCCGTTCTTTGGATATAGTTCCATACCCATTTCGTCAACATCGATCGGAAGCTCAGACTTCATGTACTCTGGTGCCTTCTTACCGAGCCAGCCAAGTCGCTTGTACAATTCCCTGTCTTTCCAAGCGTCCGGGCTTGGATAATGTGAGTCTGCCGTAGAAATAAGCTCAATGCCAAATTCTTCTGCCATTTGAATGACATATTTGTTCAAGGTATGCTGTTCCGGTACATTGTTCCATTGTAGCTCTCCGTACCACCTATCACCCAGAATAGACATCATATTACGCGAGGTCTCGCGCATGGAGTTCAAGATAGCTTCTTCACCGTCGTCTCGGTTATCCCAGTAGTCGCCGGCATATACTCCGCCTAGACATGCAGATGACGCGATGACACCTTCACCATATTTTTCAAGTAGGTCATAATCCAATCGTGGGTAACGATAGAAATTGTCACCCTGATGTGTCTTAGAAATAATCTTAAAGATGTTATTCAGACCGACTTGGTTCTGTGCGACCAGAACTAAGTGGCGTCTTGCGTTGATTTTGTTGCGAATCTTAGCTTTCGACTCGTCTTCGTCCTCGGCCGCTACTTTATCATCAGTTGATAAGGATTTTGCCTTCTTCTTGTCTGTCTTGGCTTGCTCGTACTCCTGCTTCCACGCCTTAATCGAAGGGACGAAGTATGCCTCAACACCGAAGATGGGTTTGAATTCTTTACCGGCGGACTTCATCTTCTTGGCGTGAAGTACCTGATATGGTAATCCGTTCATGTTGCCATGGTCTGTTAGCGCGAGGGCTGACATTCCGTTCTCGTAAGCAAAATCCATGTGATCTTGCGGATAGCCAAAGCCGTCGAAGACAGAACCTGCGACGCTATGCGCGTGCAAGCCGACGAACGGGATAGATGATTTACTGCGTTTCATATTAACTCCTATGAAGAGAACATAGGAACGCTAGCGCAGATTAAAGCTTAAAATTGATTAATCTTTGTTTTTTTAGCCTCATCGTCTCTTTTTAACAGATAAGCAGACATACTTTCCAAGTTGTAACAATTCGGCATAGGGATGAAGGGCATCAGGCCATGTAACAAGAAGTAACATGAAGATATAGCCATTTTTATCCCGATAAGAGCAGCGAACGTGGCATGTTCTCGCCATGTCTTCCCGCTAGCGTCCAAGTGCTTAGTAAACAATTTCAACTTACCACTTCATCCTTACTTCTTTAACCAGTCCTCGGAGAGACGCCATGCTCTCAGCCAGCGCCTTTTGACTTTCTTTGTCCTTAATGTCCCGTATTAAAACAAAGGTGTTATAATGTTCATCTCCGAACACGTAGTCTCTTTCGGGCAAGGTATCTGCTTTGTTAGTACTCTTGAGATAAGAATCAACTTCACTGTAGAATTTGTCAAAGTCAAAGTCAGGCTGGTGCTTCTTAATAAAGTTTAAATATTTAGCCTGTACTCGGCCTTTCTTACCAGAAGGCAGCTCCGCGCTGCGTGCATCCTCACCGAACTCATCAGGATCCGGAGCGTTCTGTTCAGCTTTTGCCTGTGCGATTAGTGCCTTCACTTGCTTCGCCGTTGGGGGGCCCATTTTAGCGATTTTGTCTTTTTGAGCTAACAGATTTTTAATAAGTGTTGCGTTCCTCTTCCAGTCTTGCATCTTGCGCTGCTTCTCCGACTCTTCATCGCTCTGGGCGATTGCAGCTGCAGATCCTCCGGCTGAGGCGACTGCTTGCCCGCCCAGGAAGCCTTGGCGCGCGCTGAATTCTTGTTTCGCCATATTGCGCGTTAGGTGCACATTATCTTTTCTTTTGCCTAGTTCTGCTGTATCGTAGGCATATTCACTAGTTGGATTCCAAAAAGCGATCCCGGCCTCTTTAGCAGCTTTTGCCATGGCTGCGTTCATTTTGGCGCGCAAATCATTAGACTTCACGCCTTTGTATGTCCTATTGGATCCAATTGGCACGGAACCAGCAAAGGTCGAGCCTGGGTACTTTGCCATCATCTGCATTAAAGGTTTTATCTTCCTGTCTATGTACGCCGCGAGCGTAGAGTCCTTGTACGCTCGGCCTCCGTCGTTCCCACCAAGAGAGGTACAGTGGATCTGAGTTACACCAGAACCAAGGATCTGCTTCGCAAAACTGCTTCCGCCCGGGCGGCCCGAAACGACTTTCTCTAATACGCTTATCCAAAAGCTAGCGCCGGAACCGTTTCTGTGCAGTGCTAGCACTGAAGCACCGCGAGATTCATAATATCTTTTGTACTCTTGGTTTATGTGGGCAGAGTTAGAATCACCGATGAGGACAATGCGGCCACCGCCGGTGGCGGGTGAAGTGCCGGCTGTGTCCGTGCCTACTTGGCCGGATTGCTTCATCTTTCTGTAACCGTTGCGGCTCTTCGCAATTCTAGAGTTGTCTTGGTTGTTGGGGTTAGCTGTATTATATATCTGTTGCATCCAGCTAGCATAGCGCCCTTGGCGATCGCCATTGTAATAGTAGCCAATGCCATACCAGTCTTTGTTCTTAATGGCTTCGAATAGAGGTCTTTTAGTTCGAACGAAGTCAATAAAGCCTTTGATCTGGGCATCGGCAGATTGTTTGAACGCCCTGACCATTTCTTCCGGGCTTCCATAGCCTAGTTTTCTGTAACTCCATCCATGAATCTGAAATGCACCCCAGGAAGTATTTGCATATGCGCCATGAGGCCAAAGGTCTATGCCGGCTCGGAGTATGGCGCGTGAGCCAGACATTCTTTTGTTGGCCCAAGAAGGTAGTTCACGCGAGGGAAACTTCTTTTTAAGCTTCGGAGTAAAGTGTCGACCAATCATAAACAGAAATTTTATATTCTGGCCAGTGGTGATGGGGGCGCCGCCCGTCTCGATCGCCAAGATTGCTTTAACTATTGCCGGTTCGATACCAAGGGCCGCGGCCGCTTTTGGCACAGTGCTGTTGCCGTGGTTCCTGTTAACCGTATCTAATTGTTTGCGCAGGCTCGCGCTCGAACGTTCTAAAAGTATATCCATGTTTAAACCTCTATTCTAATTAGTTACTTCGCCTTAAGCTCGCCATTATTTGAAGTAATTGCAATATTCATGCCAGTTCGAAACTTTCTTATAGTTGAACTCGGTGCGGTGGATCCCAACGGCCCTCAGCGGGGAAAGTAAATGGGAAAGCTCAAGATCCGCAAAGGGCCCGAGGTTCGCCGTCGGGGATTGCAAGTCGTAACAATGTTTTTGAAGCTCCTTAATAATTTCCATGCTGCACACAAATGGTAGAAAATCTTCAGTAAAGATACTGTGTTGGGCGTCTGCGAAAACAATAGAATCTTTTTGTAGTTGTTTTCTTAGAGGTCTAATCACATCACTATTAATTACAGAATAGGGCCAGCAGACAAAAAAGTGCGCAGGGGCGGTGTGTTTGCTTAGACCTCCAAATATCTTTTTAGCCAGCAAAGAGCCAAAGATCGCAGTCCAGCCTATATGGTTCCGAAGCTGCAGGTCTCTAGCCGGTATGGCACAGTAGAAAACAGGGATGAACCTTTTGTGGTCAGAGGCGTGTCTCGCGTGTGCACGATATCTATAAACAGGGTCCTCCACCTTCTCGCCAATTAGCGAGCGAACAAGTGGTTGTTGGTCTTCACCGCATACAATCCATATAGTACTGCAGCCTGCCATGGCACAGTTGTACACAGCATGCTGCAAAAGAGTTTTGTTCTTGTCGTAAGGCATAAGCACGTGGTGCCATGGCAAAGAGATGTCTGAGGCATGCCCAGCAACGGGTATGATACCGGCTAAATTTTCGCTCATTTAGTGTGCCTCTTTCCCTTGGCCTCGCCAACTTATATTTTGTGGCGTGGCTTCACTGCATGTAACATCGTATACTTTGAAAACGTCTCTTTTCCAAAATTTTAAAACGATATCTTTGCCCAGATCTTTGGCTATTTTTCGTATTTTAAATCGGGTGGCGGTGTCGGAGTACTCATGACTGACAAGTTGTTCCTCGCTCAGTTGGGAGAGACTGAAGACATCATAGTATTCTCTGCCGTCGATACGGTTACTTTTATAAAAAGAGACCTTTTTGATCGAGGGATCGATGTTGTTAACTAGCTCATAGGGGTCGTCTCCTCCACGATAAACGTCGTACCAATCGACAACTTTGTTGTAACAAAACTTTTTGGTTAACCATTCCTCTACACCTGCAACGTTGTTCGTAGTGAACATGTTGAGATGATCAAAAGCAATTCTGTATAAAGAGCCCTGGCTTGTGTGCACCGCGACGGTGCTGCCCTCAACTCGGATCTGTGTAAGAGGGCCAGAAAATGGTACAAGCGCTTTGTTATACGCATCGTATATTACTGCAGCCCAGCATTGCTCTGCGCCGGCTATACTCCCAGGTAAGTCAAGAGAATTAACATCAGGAAAACCGTTAAGAAGCAAGTAAGTCTTGTTTGTAGTGGCAAATCGTATTGCATCTAATGTATTTCCTACGGTTATATTCGGCCAGTAGAAATCAGCATCCACATCCGTCCGTTTCGTTACCAGTGCACTCTTCAACCTGTTTCCTGTGTGCCTTTATACTACGATGCCAATTTTTTACAATTCTATAAAAACGTGGTTGCTCTCGGCAGCGGCCTGTTGCCTTGGGAGACCTTATAGCCGTTACCCAACCAGTAATCCAGCGCTTACGAATGTTCTTAGAATGACGTTTGCCACAGTTCTTGCGCACTTTGCTTGTTTGCCGAACAATATGTTTCATGTATGCATGAGCAGACTGTATTGGATGTGTTCTATTAACATGGTAAACGCGTTCCCACCATGGCCACATCTGAAATAGTCCATGAGCCATGGCCTTTCTGCTTTTGCTAAACTTTCTGTCGCCCAAGGCGTTCGGGTTATACCCTGACTCGTGGCAGGCAGCTGCTAACAGCATCCCGCGTAAAGAGTTCGGTACGCCGTAGCTTTTTTCTATTTCGAGCAAACGAAGCAGGAGCGCTTCTTCTCGCGCGCGGCGGTTCACCCGGGTCCTCTTGCGGTTAGCGTTTCTACAATTGTTTAGCGCTTCATAGATGATCTCGTCATCTTGGATTGGCTCGTCTTGTCCCAGGACAAGGACATATTTTAAATCTGAAGGTCCGTTGTATGGCAAAGGAACAACCTTCAATACGTTGCTGCCGCTCATAACATGAACTAACCTTTCATACTTTATATCTGGTGGCGCCTGTAACATGGCGATCATGGAAACACCTAAAATAAAACTACTCATTTCTACTCTCCTTCTGCGTCATGTAAGCTCCGACGGCGAGGGGCCAAGCGCCCTTTGCAATGTTCAACATCGCACGTGCAGCCTCTTGTATTTCCCATTGGGCGCCTGCGTGCATTCGCAGATTAACAAACTTTAGCAAATTACTTAAATTCACTGTGGCATAGTATTCGGTATACATATTTTGTGGTAAGACGCCGCGTGCCTGCTCGCGGCAAACTCCGTTATCGATAAGCTTTTCATACAGTTTTAAGCTTTTCCTGTGATGATTTCTAATTAGGTAGCTTGCGCTGTTTCCGCCATTTATATTTTCTGCGTCAATCAGCGGATCAGTCATTTCGTCGACGTTGCTTGCTTGGCGGTTGCTTGTGTGCTGCGTTCGGAAAAGTGAAGGCTCATAAAACGTGATATCAACGTCAGTATACCTTCGGCTGATTTCGTTGTACGACCAAGTTCTGTGACGCATGTGTTGAGCGCGCACGAACAAAGGCACACTCATCCTAAAAGTAATTACATTATGCTCGAACGTGGAGGTGTGCTTGTGCTTGATCAAATAATTGATGAGTTTCTTGTCTTTTTCGTCGACAGCTGATTTGTGCTTGCCAAAAGAAACTCTGGCAGAATTTACAATTGTCAGATCTGTGCCCATCGAATCGACTAGCTCAACAAACCCTTTTCCATCGTTGTATAATTCAACTCTCATCGTCACCTAAGAAACCAACAACCTGGTTCTCCAGCAATAAATAGTAAGTTTTTCCGTTTACTTCTGCGTTTTCAAGCATGTGGCTGAGCGCGAGGAGGGACATGCCCGGGAGCAAGCTCGACTCCGAGTTTGCCTCGACTAATTTCACAAGTGAGAAGCGAGGCGTCTTCATCTCGATACCGTCAGGTACCAAAACCGTTGAAGAGTTCTTCTCTGAGTCTTGTTCGATCGGCTCGACAACTAAGTATCTGTTAACTGGAAAAAGCATCTCAGCCTCCTACAATTTTGTTGTTGAGTTTGTTGAAATAGTTAACGAACTCGTCAATGTCATCGCCCTTTCGCAACATGCGATAGGCGCGCACTGCTTGCCTCATCTCGTCCCGGGACAACCAGCCATTCTTGGCATAGTTTGTACGGAGGTCTCTTTTGTGCTCCTTATACGGTGCCATTTCATCTTCGATCGCTTGAAGAGCTTTAACATACTCCACCACATACTCATCTTTTGTTACATCGCTCATCATTTCTCCTTATTTGATTTCGCAGGATCCGCCGGCGCATGCCAGTTCCCCAGTTAAATTTGTCTCGTCATCATACTCTATGATTTTAGTTATGTCAACGTGTGTCAATGTCTCATACAACTTTTCGTATTCTTCTCGGGTGCATTCTTCAAATGGCGCCTGTTTGTAAGTGTGGTCCGCGTGGGGTAGCACTGAAAGGCCGTTGTACACGTCCCTGTGTATCCACATCCATTCAGCTACAAGCTGCCATTCTTTTTCTTTCACCGATATAGTCGCCGATACGTTGTGCGTGTTTTGGCCTCGTTGGTGTCCGGGCTTAACCCAGTCTTTATAGATTATATGAACCCTTTCCAGAAGGTCAAGAGCCGATTCGTTTCTCGTAATCGATCCACGTGGTGCTTTCTGAGGCACTGATATCACAGCAGTGTCGTGTGGCCTGAAGAATTCATCCTCCACTAGCTCAGGGTGGTGAATCAGCAGATGCGTGTATATCGCTTCATTTTTTCCAACCCTTATCCTGCGGATGTAGTATTTGCTGTGCCACGCATGAATACCGGAAGAAGTGCCCAAGGTGAGGGAGGTCGTTCCGGCTGGCTTAACACACGTTGCTCTTGCAGATGGGTTGATCCCGATCAAGCCTGCGACGCGTCGATTTTCTTTTTTTACAGCTAGGGCCGCGGCCTTCATGTCTAAATTTAGTACTTTACCAGAAGCAATGCCGGTCATTGAAACACCGATGAGCGAATCTTTTTCAGTGGTCCTTCTCCAAACATCTCGCAAATAATGAAAGTCCGTGTATCCCGCTTGCAGCGTTGCGATGAACGTAGCGATCCTTACTCTCTCTTCGTACTCTTCTTGGTTAGCTAGATCAGACGCGTTAACTTCAACTAAATTACAGAACTGGTATGGCCTGAGACCGATCTCGCAACATGGGTTAGTACCCCAGTCTTTATCATTGGAGAAATAGAACCCAGGCTCGCCGGCGCCGCTTGCCTTGACCCGTTCCCAGATGTTCATGAAGTATTCTTCAGTGATGCGATGGCGCATAAGCACTACTGAATTGTTCGCCCTGCCTCTCTGTGGGTTTGCTTCCCACCAATTTGCAGTTTTTGCAGCAAGCATTTCTTCATCATCGGCTGAGAATAGTGAAATAAGAGCAGCGCGACGGATGCCCCCGGCAAGAACAGCATCAGCAATATAACAAACAATGTCATGAACTTCGATAGGCTCAAGTTGGTCTCCTGGTTCTTTTTCGTCTAGGACCCCACGAATCTTAAGTAGACACTCTTTCAAGGGTTGCGGGCCCGGGGCCTTGCCCCCCGAAGTAAGTAGTCTAGAGCCCTTGGGACGAATATCAGAAAAATCAAATCTTATCTTTGACCCGCCTTTGAAGTAAGAGTTCATCAACACTTTTACAGCATCGGCCCAACCTTCAATCGAATCTGCAATAAGGTACCTTCTTGTTCTTTTTACGCTCGGTCTTTGGATTTCAGGTAGTTTCTCAACGTGGTGTTTTTGCACAGAAAATCCGACACCCGTTCCTCCAAGCAAGAGAAACATGCATTCGCTAAAAGCCAGCACATGATCAATAGGAAGGTAAGCACAGTTGTAAATCCGGTTAGGCGCCACTTCAATTGGCTTGCCGCCGAACTGCATCGATCGCATAGATGGTAATACTTTTTTGTCATAAACATATGTATACGCCTCCTCAATTTCTTTCTTTAAAGAAGGGTACTTTTTCAGATGCATCTTCTTGTTTCTTGTAACCAACTCGCCCCAGGTCTCACGGCGTTTTTCATCCGGTAGGTAACGAGCGTACTTCATGTAGACTGTTATATCTGATAGAATTTTGTTGGCTAAATCCATTAACTTTTCTCCTTGCGCGCATTTCTAAACGTTTTGTATTTTTCTCTAAGATTATCTGCCAACTCTTTAGGCGACCCGGAAGAAGAATATGTCGGCTCGTCTGCTTGCTCTAAAACCTTAAGCTGGACGTTGCTTGTGTCCATGAACATCGGAAAAAGTAAACCGTCAGGGCCGTTTCTATTTTTAGCTACGTACATTCTGGCTGTGTTCGCATTTTTGTCTTTCCTGTTCCGAGAGATAGAGCAAATAAAATCTGCTACGAAACATTTATTGAATGCCTCCGAAATCGATTCCATTGTGACAACCTCCGCGTTTAAGCCCGATCTATTGGTTTGTGATGCTGTCCACACCGGGCAGCGGAACTCTTGGGCTAGTGCTCTTAAGTTCTCATAAATAGATTCCAGTTCGTTCCTTTTCTCTTTGAAGTGTGTGGTCGGTCTAAGCAAGTCTGCGTAATCCACTAAAATCATATCAACTTTGTGATCTCGTTTTTTTAACTTTTCTACATGGGCCCGAATTGTATTGGTTGTCGCAGTCTTTGTTGGGTATTCTTTGATGATCAGAGCACCTTCTATACCGCTAATTGACTCTAGAACATCTTCTTTGCGGCTATATAACATAGAAAGCGGCACTCCAGAGATACAACTGTCGTATCGCTGGCCTGTGATCGCCTCGCTCAATTCTAGTGTATAATGCACCACATTTTTGCCATCTTTTACAGCTTGCGCTCCTAAATGAGCGAGAACCATAGATTTTCCTGCGCCGGTTGGCGCGACGACGACGCCTAGCTCACCTAGACCTAAGCCGTTATTTGTGATTTTGTCAATTCTGTCCCATCCAGTTGAAACGGGCGAGCGGGCTTTTATCTCATACCTAAGTTCAAAATCTTTTTTAAAGTCATGGCCAAAGTTGTTGTCAGTTCCAAGCTTAAGCGCCTCGTCAATAACGTGTTTAATTTGGTCGTATGAAGAACTTTGAATCAGCTCAACAGATTCCATCAAAGCTTCTTTCAGCTTTTGCTTTTTACAAAAGTCCAAGCTAGTATCTTTAATATACTGTGAGTCCTGAATGCCTTTGATCGTCACCCGAGCAAAATAGTCCCTAGTCTGCTTTTGCACTGACTCGGATTGTGCGTCGATCTCAGTTCTCAGGATTGAAGAGATAATTTTTTCAGTTGGGTGTACACCATATTTTTTGCGATAGCTATAGATCAAAGAAACAAACACACGAAGATACTTAAGTTCAAAAAAATTGACGTTTAGTACTTCTTCGATCTGATCTGCAAACGGTCTGTCTTGCAAAATCAGTTGTGCTAATGATTCTTGAAATTGTCGTCCGTATTTTGAAAAGCTAATTGATTCTGCCATTGTTTCCTCTTTATTTAAAGTTAGTCACAAACTACTTGTTGTCTACAGATATCTTCTTGCAATGGGCAAACAAGTCTATAAAATTGATCTCACCAAAGCCGTCCTGCATCATGTATTTTGTAAGCTCAGTTTTGTTAAACGACATGTCGGGGTTTTCTAACGTTTCGTGCACCGTCCCCTTCGCGTTGATAGACATGATAGGAACGTACAGCTGCATTATGTCGTAGTTCCTCCGGAGCAGATCTTGGTTTTCAACCACGTTTTGGTATGCTTTGATCTTCTTGTCCTGTAGCTGTTCCTTACAAAAGCTGGTCATGTGCTCGAAAGTTACAGACCTTTCTTCAGCAAGCATCGGGAACCTTTTGGCCGCTGTTTTCAGGCCGATTCCACCTAAGCCCTCAATATTGTCTGACTTGTCGCCCACTAGGGCCCGGGCCATTGCGAAATTGTTGGGGTGGATGCCAAACTTGTCTAAGATACTGTTCTTATTTAGGACCTCTTTTTGCACTGGCCTCATCAAAACAGTTTTGTCGTTCAACAATTGAAAGAAATCTTTATCGCTCGAAACAATAATCTTTTCCCACTGTTTGTACCTCGGAGCTTGAGAGATATATGCGATAATGTCGTCTGCCTCGGTGGAGTCGAACATAAATTGCAAAACTGGCAGTTGGTTGTAATAGTCAACCAGTCTCATCTGCTGCCACACCTTGTTTTCAATCTCCTGTTCGTTGGAGAGATTTTTAATTGCTCTATTCAAGCGAATAGGCTTACGGCCGGCTTTATAATCCTTCTTAAGGAGCTTTCTCTTAGCGGATCCTCCGGCGCCGTCCCAGCAAATGATAATCATGTCGGGCTTTGTTTCTCTAACCAGCTTTTGCAAGCTTTGTATACACCCTCTTAGCCCACCGATCGGTTGGCCCTGTATAGATAAGCTAGGGTTGACAATATAGTTTCTAAAAAATAAATTAAGTTGATCGATGATCAACATTCTGCCTTTGTTCACGCGCACCTCTATTAACGGTATATTCTGTTTCTGACTTTGTTTACTGAAGTTGCGATAAAGGAAAATATGCCATCAATCTTTCTAGCTTCCATCTGCATCTTTGCCATGTGTTGGCGGAGGCTTGTGTTCGTCAAGAAGAACTTAACTTTTAGCGGTGTTACCTCGACTGTCTTCGAGACTTTTTTAGCCGCCTCTTTGACTGTCACCACGGTAATGCCGCAGACTCCTCTTAGGTTGTCTGTTATGACAGTGTGACGCTTTGTTCGATCGGAGCGCATGAGTACATCGCACTCATACATCGTATCTTGTAAATATTCTTTAACAACGGTCTTCACATCACTCATAACAGTCAAACCTCCAGGATACAATAACTAGTTCAAAGCTTATACATTTTTACATTTCCATTATCGGTCGTATAATAAACCCTTTTGACACCAACATGCTTCAATACATCATGACACATTTTACATGGTTTGCTTGAGCGAAATTGCTCCTGCTTGTTTACCCTGCAAACATAAACATCCGAACCAGAGGTTACACTGCGGGCGATCCCCACTATAGAACCAAGTTCAGCATGGTGTGTACCATGGCCCATATCTGGACCTCGAAACCTGGTACCAAAAGAAGAAAAGTTATCTTTGTTACAAGAAGCGTTAATCACGGATCCGCCCTTAACCAGTACTGCGCCATGGCGAAGCCTGTTATACGAGCTATTATAAGCAATATTTTTTGCTAGTTCAAAATATCTTTTTTGTCTTCTCGAAACATCGATGGTTTCTCCGGTGATGTTCGTGTGATTCTTATATATGGCTTTGTTAGACATGGCTTCCCTCACCTATAATATAGCAACAAGGGATCCGTCGTAATCAGCCTTCTGGGTCGATATTGTAGAAGTCCTCTGCGGTGCCTTCTTTCTTGTCGAACCTCATAATCACTTCTTGGTCCATGACCGCCAATACTCTATTCTTAAATTTCTCATCTAGAAGCTTCTCGGACCATTTGGACGCTTGAAACTTTTCGGTTGTTGCGTCTTCATATACTAGCTCATACCAAGCTCCGCGCTGGAGGACGTTGTCCGAGCCCTTAATCGCTTCTAACCAGGACTCTTGATCTTGGATCCCGATGTGGCCACCCCAGATAATTTTGAAAGTGCATTCCCTGCCCTCTGTGCCAAAGCGACTCTTCTTGAGCTTCGCCTTGACTTCGGACCCAACTCGGAAGCCTTTCTCGTCTGTGATAAAAGATGCTTTTGACTTGCGTCCTGTCAGCCAAATACGCAAAGAATAGGCATAGTGCATCGCTTTGCCGCCAGGAGTAGTATAGGGGTTGATCATCGCAGCAATTCGGCCTGCGGGGCCCTGCGGAATATTAGTTTTTAGTTGGTTTAGAACCAAAAACGTTGATTGGGAGTTGGCGATCGGCACTGTAAGCTTTGACATGCCTTTAGCTAGAATTCTAGCTTTGACCGCCATCGATGACTGAGGATTGAAATCTCCTTCGACGTCACTGATAGCTGGAGTAAGAGCTAGGCTATCCCACACAAACAACATGCGGTTTTCGTTAGACCCCAGTAGTTCTTCTATTGTTTCTAAAACGAACTCGACGCTTTGTGCTTGCACATAAAGCAGATTGTTAATGTCGCAGCCGGTATTTTCTAGGAAAGAGGGGTCGATAGCTGACTCTGAGTCGAAGTAGATAACATCAATACCCATTTTTTGAGCGTTGGCCGCAATTTGCGCGGCCATATAAGATTTGCCAGACCCTTCGAGACCGGCAATCTCAATAACTTTTCCGACTGGTATTCCTGCTAGCTTGCCTCGGGCAACGATGCTGTCCAGCCACCTGGATCCAGTTGGGATCCAGTCTTTAACTGCCGTCGGGTTGTCTTGCGTTAAGTTGTGAGCAACCTCCATGCCAGCTTTTTTGTTAATAAGGCTGCGCATTTCAGAGATGTTTAGCTTACCAAGTTTTTTCGCCTTAGTCATGTCTACCTCTTGTTTCTAATTTTGGAAACTCCATTAAAAATTGAGGCACCTGTAAACCCGTGCCTCCCTGCGGTATATACTACTCTTCCGTAGTGTCACTCATAGCAACATCAGCTACGGTATCACTAGCTTCATCAACAGTGTCGCCGGGTGCGGTGACATCACTAGAAACTTCTTGTGAATCGGCCACTGCGTCAGCTGCTGAAGATGCGCACTCAGTATCGTCGCTACACGCGGCGATCATAAGTACGAACAGACACATGAGCGTCGTCATTAAATACTTCATATTTTCCTCCTTTTTGTTTTTTAGAAAATGAGGCACCTGTAAACCCGTGCCTCCCTGCGGTTTGAACTAAGATCCGAGCAGCTCTTCAAAAGCGCGGTCGACCGAATTCTCGCTACTTGAATTGTAGTGAGTCGTTTCAGTCGACGTCTCTTCGGCGTCGCTGGAATCGAGCAAAAACTCGTCCAGCATTGCCTGAACCTGCTCGGCTGTCTTCCGTTCAAAAGTCTCGTCGAAATCGGGGATTCCGTCGAGCCAACTACGAACCTCGTCCTCAGACGCAGACAAAGCGGAGGGACGACGACGCGGGGTGATAGCCGTCTGTGGGAATTGAGCGCCCGGTGGCTTGCCATAGTTAATGACAAGATCCGTGCCCTCAGCCACGTCAGTGATATCACCATAGTCCGGGTTGAGGACGAGGTTCAATAGTTCCTTGTAGGCCATCTTTCCAAAGCCCCACAATCGTGGGCCTTTATCTTCTTCTCCCCGTACGATAACGGCAGAGAAGAAGCGCTGGCGCGCAGAAAGGTTCTTGGCCATCTTGATTGACTCATCGGAGCCATCCTTATAAAGCTGGCGAACGAAATCATCAAGAGGATCGCTCTCACCAAAATTCTTCTTAGGACTAAGAAAACCTGGGTTCTTGCCAAGATTGTAGTGGAACCAATACTCCTTGAAGGGATCACCATCTGACGGTGGCAAAATACGAATTGTTTGTTCGCCATCTTCAGGGCGCCAAAAGACGCTCTTGCCATTACCGCGACTTTCTAAGGCTTCGCGTTTTGCCTTCATCTTTGTTAAGTCAATACCCATTATTTTCTCCTTTAAAAGGTAAAGTATGATTGGTAAATACTCCAATCATCTGTATGCTATTACAATAATCACTCTTCTTCAGAAGTAAAAAGATTTTTATCCTGTTCCTGAATGAGCGTTGCATAGTGGTAGCCATAAGCATAGTTTTGGTCATATGCTGTCTGAAATATCGAGTAGGCATAGTCACAGTTCTCTTCCTGCCGAGATGAGATAAATTCCCGTACATCAGGCAGCAAATTTCTGTTCTCTTTGATATAGTTTTCGCTAAGGGCGAAATAATAACTTTTAGCCCTAGGAGTTTGCAAATCGTAAAACATCTCCTCAGAGGATTCTTCGAAGTTAACCAAAGAAAAGGTAGTTATCCTGGAAGTGTTTGGTACTTTGTTGTTACTCTTGAGCAGGGGTTCCGTGTTTCGAAAAACATTCACCATGTGGAACGTGTCAGCAATGAGTTGGTTGATCGGGTTCCAGTAGTCAATAATTGTTGGGTTGGCGATCTTTTCTATACGCTCGTTGTCAACGATTAAAAACTCTTCTAGTAGACCAGACCTGGTAAGCTCTTGCAGTATTTGGTTAACAAGCTTGTGCCGTATTTTTTGTATATCAGAGGTATCTGATGTTCTAGGCTTGATATACAGTATTTTTACCTTAGAGTTGCGCAACTCCTGCAGGATCCGAAGGGTGGCACCGGTGATCTTCCCTGCGCCACATAAAATCAGAGTCGCGGGGCCCTCGATATCGAGGTTAAGCTTTTCGTAATTTTTTTCATAGTCTTCGTGGTTTTCTTGTTCTTTCATCGGCAGAAAATTTTCGTATCCATCGTCGATATTGTCTACCTGATATATATTGTAGACGCCGTATTTAGACAGGCACTGCGCGATGCGACAGCCGGCGGATCCCAGCCCTACTACGTTCATAGTATCTTCCTCATGGCGCCGAAGCTTTTTCCCATGGAAACGTTAACTTTGAAGCGACCTAAGTCTGTGTCCTCAAAGGTGGAAATAATTTCTTGAAGCAGACCTTGGTCTTGTTTCGACATGTCGATCACCAAGCTATCGTGCACGCAGAAAGCAATTTCAGAGTTGCTGTTTTTGATAATGTCGTGTATTTTTATAGCTTGAGTCAAAAACATGTCACTAGTTGTACTTTGCACAAGGTAATTCAAAGCTTTGTCTTCCTCAACAGCGATCTCTCGATTAAATGGTGTGGTAACTATACCAGAGTTGTAATGTTGCTTTAAAATATTTTCTTTTTTGATGTACTCAGACAGTTTTTTGTTTCGGGCTTTAGGGTTATAGAGCCAAGCGAAGACTTTTTGTTTTACTTCATCTCTGGTGTACTTGTCTTCGTATATCTCGTCCTTGAGAAAACTGTGAATATCGATGTTGGGTTGAGGCCGGCCTGACAGGGCTAGCGCGGTGCGCATCTCTGCAGAATTGTAGTCTAGCTCGATGTAAAGGTCGTTGTTCGGTAGGACGAGGTGCCGAAAGTTTTTTGGAAGTGTTAAAATCGGAAAACTTTCTCGACGAGTTGTTAAGCGGCCGGTTCGGCTACCATACGGGTTATAGATAATGTTCTTGCGACCTTTTATCTGTAAAAACCTCTTCATGTCCAAATGATTAAACGGCTGGGCCGGGCGCTCTGCGATTCGTAAGTCTCTTTGCGAAATAAAGTTGATTAGTTCGTGGAGCTTAACCAGAAAATCATAATTTTTTGGTTTAGCATACGTTTCAAAAACATACTTTGAAATGTCGTTTTTTACGGTACAGTAATCAAATAAAAAGCTTTTTGGTACCAGATCATAAAAACAGACATCTTTTAAATTTATTTTAGCATTGCAAAATGCGTTTAAAAAGGCTTTTCCTTTTGACTGCGCGATCGCTAATTTAGGTCGTAGCTCTTCTGGACATGCTTTTTCCAGAGACACTCCCCCGGCCCAGATTTGTGCGCAGTCGATACCAGGAGGTGCATGGCAAGACCAGTCCCAAGTTTCAGAAAGCTCTAGGTTATTCGGGTAGTGGTACAGTTCGCCGTCACAATATATGGCGTAGCACTCTCTCTTATTGTCTAACGTTTGAAAAATCACTATCTATTCGGCTTTGTTTAACACACTGGTGAACTCGTAGGGGTCATCTGCTAGTAAGGAGGTCTCTCGTGATTCCTTCTTTCTTAGCTCGAACTTACCCTTACTTTGTCCATACCAGTATTTTCCTTCCGATATAAATTTAGTCTCGAAGAAGCCTTTTGTCAAGTCATTAATGTAATTTAAAGCAGCTGTGGTTCCAAAAGCTCTGTAATGACTTAGCATGTCGCGTTCATGGCGCAGATATAGCTCGTTGTCGTGGCCATGTTTTGTTTCCAAGAGCCTAAACTTCAATATGTACCGTAACCAAAAATCGTCCTGGTACACTTTGTCAAAGTCGGCTGGCACCTGGATCATTGTGCCGGCTGAGTTTGGTTGTAGACCTGGGATTTGTTCGCGATTAATATATTTTACGCGTAGTTTGGTGTTAAAGTCTAAAGTGCGATGGCACCGGTATGTCTCCAGCTTCGTGAAGCTCCTAAACTGAGCGTAGAAAGCAGAGTAAAACATAAACATGTAATTACGTAAATTTTTAATTTCTACCAGGTGTGTTTTTGTGTAGTAGGCGTCGAAGACATTATCAAAATTTATCCCATACTTGCTCATGAAAAACGCTCCGCCGGTTGGGATGTCTTCGGCCAGCTGTGTTTGCCCCGTGATACCGTTTGACATGCCATTTTCATCAAACGTCATTTTGCCTAAGCTAAAGTTGTCCCGAACGCCACCAGACGCTATGTTGAATACGAAACGCCAGGGGGCGTTTCTGTCCATCATAAGGCCGACTCTTCGGCTAGCTTTCAAGAACGTTTCGAAATCCGGGTCGTTTATAAATTGTTCTTTCAATCGGTCAAAAGCTACGCCGTGCTTATCGTCCGTTACTGAAAACATCAGGCCACTCACATAAGGAGAGCAGTGGTGAGATAGCACATAGCCAGTCTTTGTAAGGGGAAAATGGTACGCTGTCCTTGATAAATATCTGGAAAAGACCTTTAAGAAGCCGTCGAAATCAGCAATTTGTTCAAAACGTCGATCAACCTCAAGGTACTCCTGCACAAAGTTAGTGTATAAAGAGTTAAGATGGCGGTAATAATTATATTCTAGGTCGCCGGAGCGCCAGGCTTTGCGGATTTGTAGTTTAGTTGGGTTGTATTTGCTTCTTCGAGCGATATGTGACCCTTTTAGGAGTCTGCTAATCTCGTTTTTTAAAAACAAGAAAGCATCTTTAGTGAAATCAACCAAAAATTCTGTTTTACCTCCTTCCGAGGTTTCGGCCAAAGATCCATCGTTGACTTGTATCGCGTTTCCTTGGCGGTCGATGCGCCCGTATAAGAAATGTTTTTGGTGTAGATCAAAAAACTTGACGTCTTTAAACTTTGGATAGATTTCCGCTAATCTGCTCCTGGATCTATATGTCGATGTCGTCGTCATCTTAGTTCGCCTTTACCTTGCCATGGCCAATTGTTTTGCCTTGTACTTCTGTTTCGAACAGACCTGGGCGAATAACCAATTTTGTTTCTAAAATTAAAAAATACCCGCCTAG